CTCAGCAGCGCCAGCAGGTAGTCCCGGTCCTCGGTGACGGCGTACAGGCTTTGCAGTTCGATAACGGCGTGTTCCTGGCTCATGTATTGGTTGACAGAAATGCTCGGCACATCGCTCACGGCCTCATACAGCGGCAGACGGCTGAACTCTGCGTATTCTTTGTGCGTGTATGTAGTATCCACCATGACCCGCCGGGCGCTGTCCACACGCACATACAGCAGGGGCGAGTGGTTGATACCCTCGGTGCGGATCAGCTTGACCAGCGCCTCCAGCGTATCCACCGAGTACCGTTCCGGGAGTTCAACCTCCGGCTTGACCTCGACCAGATCGGCGGAGCAGAACCGATGCCCGTCGCGCGTTTCCAGGGTGAAGGGGGTCGCCAGCTCCACAATGCGGTCAATAGCGTCTTTCAAAAAGCTGTTTTCCATTGTTTTGTCCTTTCTGTGTTAATACCCAGCCCGGCCCACGCGAGCCATGGCGGGCATCGGGGCTTCATCGCCGTCCATGTCCACCTGACCGGGGACCTGCGGCGTCATCTCGGCCAGCAGCAGGCTGCCGTCCCGCGCCTTGGTAATGCACAGGGATGTGCGCACCGGCTGGATCGGCGCGAGGGTGGTCTTTGCCTGCGCATCCATGCCGATCTGCTGGCGGTAGTCATCCGGTGCAAAGGTCAGCGTGATGGTGATTTTGCGCTTGGCGGTTGCCGCAGTGTTGGGGTCCATGATGTTCGCCACGACCCGCTCAACCTCGTAGTCGGTGATCTCGGCAATGGCGCCCATCGCCATCTCCAGCACGCTCTTTTTGTTTACGATCTGGGGCATTGGTATCCTCCTAAATTTCTTCTCCGAAAACCTTGGCAAAACTGCCGGGGCCGTGGAGTTCATCAAAAGCAAATTGTGCCGCCTGTTCCAACTCTCGCCGGGCGGCGGGGTCAAAATGGACGCCCAGGGGCGGCTCATTGTGATGGTTGTGGCACAGCCAGACCTTGAGACCGTACCGCTCAGACAACTCGCGCCGTCCGCGCCCGAATAGGATGTGATGCTCCTCCAGGCCGCGCGTGGTGCGCAGATTGTAGCGCTTGCGGCACAGGTAGCACTCTTTATCGCTTTGCAGTATGCTTTTTGCCACGGCGCTCCTCCAGTCCGTTGACGGCATCCACCGCCTGGCGCACATCACCAACAGGCAGCTCCACCGTCGTCCAGCGGCAGCCGCACATCATGCAGACGCGGCGGCGGTATATCCGCCGGGTCCCCTTGGCGCGGGTGTCGATGACGCGCACCTGGCTGCTGTTGCACTTAATGCAATCCATCGGCACGCCTCCAGTCTCGGTATTGCTCGGTGGTTTCGGCATCGTCCACGCCGACCTCGCTCAGGCGGTCAAAGATGCGCTCAATGAAGTTGTTCATCTGCTGCCGGGTAAAGCTGCTGCTGCCCAGGCCGAGCCGGGCCATGCAGTAGCCGCCGTCCAGCAACTCCACCACCTGTACCACGCGGTAGGCACGGCGCAAAGCAGGCAGTGCCTTGACCGGCACGCGCCAGGTCTCCACCTCGGCACCGTAGTCGGCCAAAAGGTCCAGATAGCACTGTTCGGCAGTCACCCCGCCGGGGGTGCCGCCGTCTTGTGCCTGGGCCAGCTTTTCCAGAAGTACCCACATAAGCCGGTTCTGGTCCAGCGTGCGCTTATTCCGCACGGGGCGGATGTCGATCTCTACGGCTAAGGGCTGGCCGCGTGCCCGGCGTTCCAGCTCAGCGTGCATTCGCTGGGCCTCCAACAGGTAGCCGCCGTCAATGGTCAGCCCCTCCATGCCGTTGACGCGCGTCTGGCCGGTGGGAATATACCACGCTGCCAGATGCGCGATCAGTTCGCCTGCCATGTAATCACGCTCCCGTCGGACGCCTTGCGCAGCTTGATTTCGGTCACATCGCCGTCCGTATCGTAGCCGATGCCCGCCACGGTGAGCCTGTCCGCCAGCACGTAATGGTGGATCGTCTTGCCGTCGCGACCCGCCACGGGGTTGATCTGCACGCGGTCCTTGCTGATGCGCAGGGGCGGCAGGCTGAACACTCCGTAGCCGATGCCCCACTCCGCGGCAGCGGCCACAAGGCTGCCGTCCGCCTCGTTCAGGTTCACGTCGGCATTGACCTGATACCCCGCCGGGCAGGGGGCGTCCCGGGTGGCATCGTCCAGGGCGACGGCACAGTACAGCGCCCGCCCGCAGACATACCGCCGGATGCTGTAGCTATCCGCAGGCAGCAGGCTCACCAGCTCGTTCAGCTTGTCGCGCACCGCAGCGGCATCCGGCCACAGCTTGATGCGCACGCTATCGGCGTCCGTCTCCAGCACGCTGACGATAATCTCATCCGCGTGCAGCAGACCGGGGTTCCCGCTCTGGGCGGGGGTGGTGCTTTCTTTAGTCTCCATCTTTATCCTCCATTTCCGGGCCGATGTAGGCACCGGCCTCATTGTAGTTCTTGGGGTCCGCCATCGGGCTGTCCCATCCGCACATAGCCCCGCCGTACATGGCAGCGGCCTGGGCGCGGGTGACGCCTGCCGCTTCGTTCAGTGTGTCCACAGTCTCTTGCTCCACCACACCGAACAGGGTGCGCTCCCCGCGCACGATGCGGACGATGTTGTTGGTGTAGCGGCTCCTTGCGTAGGCGTAGGCGGGCAGCCCCGCCTCATCATAGGTCATTTTCATGGCTTCGGTCTCCTTTTTCGGTTTTGGCCGCTTGCACGGCATACCGGCGGCAAGCGTCGGGTGTTTCTTCTTCCAGTTGCATACTCTGTGCCGGATTGCCTCCGGCGTCACGGTCTGGGTGTAGCCCATCATCCTGCACACGCTGCTGATCGGCGCGCCGCCGTAGTAGTACAGGATGCTTTCCAGCATCACCTCCGGCGGCACAGGGTTGTAGATGCGCTCAACAGACGGGCCGACGGGTTGCTTGTTTTGAGGGTGCGCCGCGCGGAATGTGTCAAGGCTTGTATAGCCCAGACTTTCCAGCAGGGTGCCCTCATCCACACACAGGCACTCGGCGCAGATTCTCAGCTGGCGGCGGGCGTTGGTGCAGTTCCTAAGCCTTGATTGTACCCAGTTCAGATCCTCCATTGTCATCAGCAGATCTGTCTTGCCAGCGCGGTGGCCGGGATGCGCTTGTCGCGCCCGGCCCCGATCCAGCCCTCAAAATTACGGCAGACCTTGCGCGCGGCGTAGGGGTCTGTGCCGTAAACGATGTGTGCGGCCTCGGGCACTGTCACCAGCTCGCCCGCAGCCTCATGCCGGATGCGCTCCAGCGCATCACGGTAGCCTTGCTTTTCGCGTGCCATGCTTACCTCCTTGTAGCTTGTATCCCCGCTGTGCTATAATCACGGCAGAAAGGACGTGTATAAAAATGGATTGGTTATCATTGCTTCTTACTGCGGTCAGCGGCACCCTCGGTGTTATCGGCGTCTTTGTCGGTGCTTACATGGCACGCAAAACAGCGGTAGAGCAGCAGCGCCGCGCAGAATTACACAGTGCCTGCTCGCTGGTGCTGTCCACCTATGCGCGCTGGGTTGAAGACCCGCAGGAATACCGCTTTGCTTTGTTGGCATCAATAGCATCGGCGCAGCTTTTATGTACGCCTGACAGCGATATAGACAAAAGCATTCAAGAGCTTGAAAAGCTGGTGATGATTACAGCCCATCCCTCACAGCAATGCGGCAACTGCCTGAATGATTTCCGGCAGAAAGCGCAGCAGGAACTCATAAAGCGATATGGCAATCAGCGTCTCCCCGACATGAAGAAAGACATGGGCCAGTAGTCCGCAGCTGTGCGGTGCATCTCTTTGCGGAGCTGGTGACGGTTTATCGTACAGGCCATCGCCAAACCACGCACGCAGTCTGTCCTGCTCACGCTGTTCATCTTGCAGCATGGCGTTCACCTCCTTGTCGATTGCACCTCTGCATGTAGGCCATCCAGTGCCAAGGTCAGGTCGCCCGCCAGCGACTTGGCCTTTTCGATTGTCCTTGCCAGCTCGTGCGCTTTATCAAGGGCTTCATCCATGCCGTCCAGCTTGACGGCTACGGTTACAGCTGCAGCCGCCTTCTCGGGGGGTGAGGCGGGGAACAGCAGTTCCTTGGGGGTTGTGTGCAGGGCCTGCGCAATGGCGGCGACCTTGGACAGTGGCAGATCGACCTTGCCCAGTTCGATTTTGGCAACGGATGACCTATCTGTGTAGCCAACGGCCAGGGCCAGCTCATCCTGCGTCAGCCCGTTGGCAATGCGAAGCTGACGGATTCTGTCGTACACTCCGTTCATCTGTA